AATGATGACTATTGGGTATTACCACCTTCACACATTTTAGCACAAAGATATAGAGAAAGCAATATTGCAGAAATCATTACAGAGTATATGAAGGTTGCAGACTTATGCACCTGTACACACGAAAGATTAGCTGAACAAATATACAAGTTTAATACTAATGTAGAAATTATTCCTAATGCATTACCTTATGGTGAAGAGCAGTTCCAAGATAATAAAATAGAATCAGAGTTAGTTAGATTGTTTTGGGCAGGTTCAGGTACTCACGTTCCTGATTTAGACATTCTTAGGAATCCAATGAAGAAAATAAACTTCCCTGTAAGAACAGTCATTGCAGGTTATAACTTAGGGGAGAAACATTTGTGGGATAGAATGATAGGGGTGTTCACTAATGGATTAAAACTTAATCCTACTATTTATGATTATGCAGATGTAAGTAATTATATGGGTGCTTATGCTGATTCAGACATAAGTATAATCCCTTTGGTAGAAAATAAATTTGGTTCTATGAAATCAAACCTAAAGGTATTAGAGACTGCAGCAAAGAAGAATCCTGCAATAGTTAGCAACGTACACCCCTATAAGGATATGCCTGTATGCTATGTAAACAACCAACAGGATTGGTACAAATGGATTAAGCTATTGACCTTTGATGAAGCAGCTAGGATAGAATACGGACAGAAGCTATTTGATTACTGCAATACGAACTTTAACCTACACACTATAAATAACAAGAGATTTGCTATTTATAATAAATTGATAGGTAATGCCAATATATAAATGTGAATCTAACGGTAAGTACAGAATAGGTACAGGTGCTTGTATTTATGACACACACGAAAAGGCTGCAGAAGTATGGGCAGCTATTTTAGCAGGTGGTAACTATGCAGTTAAAAAGGTTAGTTATGATTACGATGGTGTATTAAGTACCGATGCAGGTAAAGAAAAAGCAAAGAGGGATATTGCAGCAGGTAATGTTGTTTATGTTATTTCAGCTAGAGGTGATAAAGAATCTATGTTAGGTACTGCAAAAGACTTAGGTATACCTGCAGATAGAGTATATGCAACAGGTTCTAATAAGGCAAAGGTAGAAAAGATAAGTTCTTTAAGTATTGAAATACATATAGACAATAATCCTGATGTAATAGAACAAGTAAATGCATTACCAAAAGCAAGAGGAGTTAAGTTTGAATTTGCAGAAAGTTATAATGACTATCCTGAATCTGCAAGTAACAATGCAAAGAGGGCTTTAAAATGGGCAGATGAAAACGGTTGGGGTGATTGTGGAACTGCAGTAGGTAAAGTTAGAGCAAATCAATTAGCGAATAAAGAAAACATTTCTAGAGATACAATAGCTAGGATGGCATCGTTTAAAAGACATCAACAAAGTAAAGATGTGCCATATTCAGAAGGTTGTGGTGGCTTGATGTGGGATTGTTGGGGTGGTACTTCAGGTATTGAATGGGCAATTAATAAGCTAAAGCAAATAGATAAGTAATGGAATACTCTGTACAATTTGGTAACTTTAGAATATCATTAGGGGTATTAACAGAAACAATCCAATTAGGTATTTCAATAGGATATTCAGTAGATGAATTTGCTCAATTACATAGGAGTTTAAACATAGGATTTATATTCGTATCTTTGAACTTTATAATATTTAATGAAGAACCATACTAAAATATATTTAAAGCATTTTGGATATGGCATAGAAGATTTTATACCTTGCGAATCTTGTGGAGCAAAGGCAGTAGACATACACCATATAGAAGCAAGAGGAATGGGGGGAGACAAAAAGGCTGATGATATTAATAATCTTATGGCATTATGTAGACAATGTCATTTAGTTATGGGTGATACTAAAACACATATGGAATACTTAAAAACTAAACATAAAGAAAAACTAAATGGAAACAATTAAAGTAGTAAAGATTACCGACATTAAAGGTAATCCAAATAACCCTAGAATAATAAAGGATGATAAGTTTAAAAAGTTAGTTGAAAGCATTAAGGCATTCCCTGAAATGGTTAATGTCAGACCTATTGTTGTAAATACAGATATGATTGTATTGGGTGGTAATATGAGATTAAAGGCAATGAAAGAAGCAGGTTGGAAAGAAGCACCTATACAAATAGTAAATTGGGATGAACAAAAACAAAAAGAGTTTATTGTAAAAGATAATGTAGGATATGGAGAATGGGATTGGGATGACTTAGCTAATAATTGGGATGAATCAGAATTAATTGAATGGGGGTTAGATATACCAAACTTTGATGCAAAAGTATTAGAGGCAGAAGAAGATGACTTTGCTGCACCTGAAGGTGGAATTGAAACAGATATAGTATTAGGAGACTTATTTGAAATAGGCGAACATAGATTGCTTTGTGGGGATAGTACAGATACAAATAATTTAGATAAACTTTTGCAAGGTAAAAAGCCAGAACTTTTATTAACCGACCCTCCTTATGGAATAGATTACGGAAATCAACTTGTAAAAGGTGATGAGTTTGCAGAAAAAACAAATAAACACGGATGGAGAAACTTTGGCAATCCTGAATGGGATAAGTCAAAACCAAATAGTGGAGTTTTACAATATTTATGTCAAATAACTGAAAATCAAATTATTTGGGGTGGTAATTACTTTACGGATGATTTGCCTCCAACTATGGGTTGGTTAATTTGGGATAAAGGACAAAGAGGATTTAGTTTAGCCGATGGGGAGATGGCTTGGACTTCTTTTAATAATGCTTTAAGAATAAAAGAATACGCAAGGGCAAAAGCAAATAGAGAAGAAAAGAATCATCCAACTCAAAAGCCTGTTGAAATAATGTCTTGGTGTTTTGAATATGCAGATAGACATTCAAAGAATCAAGTTAAGTTAGTTTTAGATGCATATCTTGGTTCAGGAACTACAATGGTAACTTCTCATCAATTAAATAGAATTTGCTATGGCATCGAGTTTGACCCAAAATACTGCCAAGTAATCGTAGATAGAATGAAAAAACTTGACCCAACATTAATTATCAAAAAGAACGGAATAACAATATAATAACAAAGAAGGAAATAAGAAGATATGGCAAACGAACAAAATCTAATCCCTGTACAAAAGGGCGAGATAAGAAACCCTAATGGCAGACCTAGAAAGTATGTAAGCCTATTAAAGGAACAAGGATATAAGCTATCAGAAATAAACGATACGATTCAGGTTATGATGTCAATGGATATGGATGAACTTAAAACAGTTTGGGATAATCCAAAGGCTACAATATTAGAAAAGACTATTGCGGCAGCTATGCGTAAGTCATTAGAGAAAGGCAGCCTGTATAGTTTAGATACTTTACTTACAAGGGTATATGGTAAGCCTAAAGAACAAATGGATATTAAGTCAGACAACAAAATTGAGGTTATCTTTGTAGATGGCAAAACTATTCTGTAATGCAGATATTTTTACCAACCCCACATATTAATCAACAGAAAATCCTAGAATGTGATAAGCGTTTCAGGGTGGTGATGTGTGGTCGTAGATTTGGTAAATCAGAACTATCACAGATACTTTCTGTTACATATGCCGTTAAAGGCTATTCAGTTGCTTATATTACCCCTACTTATGGATTGGCTAAGGTTTTCTTTGCTAAACTAAATGAATCCCTAGAATTGCCTAAAAACAAGTCTGATTTAAGAATAGACTTCCCCAATGGTGGGCAAATAGAATTCTTCACAGGGGAACGATTAGATAACCTTAGAGGTAGAAAGTTTCATTTAGTTATTATAGATGAGGCATCATTTATACCTGACCTTGAATCAGGATGGCAGAACAGTATCAGACCAACCCTAACCGATTACAAAGGGAAGGCAATCTTTCTTTCAACACCTAGAGGTAAAAACTATTTCTATAGCTTGTTTATGAAATCAGGTGAAAATGATTGGGCATCGTTTAAGTTCACGAGTTATGATAATCCTTTCATAGACCCAATGGAAATAGATGATGCTAGGATGCAACTGCCAAACGTAGTGTTTGAGCAGGAATATATGGCTAATCCTTCAGAGAATAGTGCAAACCCATTTGGTAACCAATTTATTATAAACTGCACTAAGCCAATTAGCAACCAACAAATAGTTGCATTTGGTATTGACCTTGCAAAGTCTGTTGACCATACAGTTATCATAGGTCTTGATAATGGGGGTAACGTGGCTTATTTTGACAGGTATCAAATGGATTGGCATAACACTAAAGAAAATATAAAGAGGCTGCCTAGATGCCCTATATTGGTAGATAGTACAGGTGTAGGTGACCCTATACTTGAAGACTTACAAAGGGAAGGTATTGCAATAGAAGGTCTAAAGTTTACGAGTTCTAGTAAGCAGCAGCTAATGGAAGGTCTTGCAACTGCGATACAACAACAAAAGATAGGATTCCCTGAAGGCGCAATCACAAATGAACTACAAGTCTTTGAATATCAGTTTACTGCTAATGGGGTTAAGTACTCTGCACCATCAGGATTCCACGATGACTGCGTTATGGCATTGGCTTTAGCGTGGTCAAATTTTAGCATTAGAAGGGGGTCAGGTAGGTATTCTATGATGTAATTACCGTTCATCAGCTTTATTTACCGTTCATCACAAAGTTCAAAAATAGTTTACAAAATGTTTGGAATGTGTATATATTCTGTACTATATTTGATTTATCAAACAAACCAAAAAACTATGATACAAGCATTTAAAGTTTACAAAGAAGGAAAAACAATTGATTGGATTACAATCTTAATTCCTGAAGCAGAATTTAATGATATTACATTAAAATTTAAATTAGACAAGTTTACTTACTTAGGTTACCAAATTGAAATGATATAATGAAACAGAAACAATATAACAGAGAAGCAGTAATTATTCTTATATTTGCATTCTTAGTAGTTGCATTATTTCAAAACATTTAATAGTGAAACACGCAAGTTTATTTTCAGGAATAGGAGGATTTGATTTGGCTGCTGAATGGGCAGGTTGGGAAAACGTATTTCATTGTGAATGGAATCCATTCGGACAACAAGTTCTTAAACATCATTTTCCAAATTCAATATCGTATAATGACATTACAAAAACAGACTTCACAGTTCATGCAAATAAGATTGACATTCTCACAGGCGGATTCCCTTGCCAACCATATTCAACCGCAGGTAAAAGACTTGGGAAAGCCGACGAAAGGCATTTGTTTCCTGAAATGTTACGAGCAATTAAAGAAATCAGACCGCGTTGGGTTATTGGGGAAAATGTTCGTGGACTTGTTAGTTGGAACGGCGGATTGGTATTCGACGAAATCTGTTCTGACTTGGAAGGCGAAGGATATGAGGTACAATCGTTTATTATTCCTGCTGCAAGTGTCAACGCACCGCACCAAAGATACAGAATTTGGTTTATCGGATTTAAAAACAATGATGCTAAAGACGCCAACAGTATCGGACAAAAATGGGGGTTGCACGAGGGGAAACCCGAAAATGCAAATGGGAAGCAGTTTAGTCAATCAAATGCACCAAATATGCAAAACGCCACGTGGCAAAACTTCCCAACTGAATACCCGCTTTGTAATGGAAATAATGGGATTTCCAAAGGATTGGACGGAATTACCTTTTCAAAATGGCGAAGCGAATCAATCAAAGCAGCAGGAAACGCAATAGTACCACAGGTAGCATATCAAATATTTCAAGCTATTAATGAGTTTGAAATGCAAAATATTTAAGAACATATACCACCCTAAGATATTAACATTTTAAACCAAAATAGTAATTACTCGGACTTGGGGTGGTTTTTTAATTTAATTGTATTATCTTTACTTAAATCAAGAAACTATGTGGGATAAAATAAATGTATGGCAATACCAACAGATTTACAATGCTTTAAATACAAAAGACAAAGATGCAACGGATTTAGACCTAGAAGTCAAATTAGTAGGGATAGTGAACAATATGACTGAAATGCAAATAGATAGCCTTCCTTTGACTGAATATAAGGAGTTGAGTAAAACCATAGCTTTCTTAAATGAACCGATAGAAGGCACTCCTAAGAAGCATATAAGCATATCCAATAGTAAGAGGTACAGAATAAACTACGATGTCAGTAAGATGCCATTTGCTAGATATATAGAGAGCAAGGTATTTAGTGAGGATTTATATGGTAACCTGCATAAGTTAGCAGCTACGATGGTAATACCACAGAAGCGAAAGTATGGTATATGGTTTAATGAGAAGTACGATGCAAGTAAACACGAGGAATACTCAAATGATATGTTGACTGCTAAGTTCGTAGATGTGTATCATTCATTGGTTTTTTTTTATCAAGTATACAGAAATTGGATAGAAGTTTCAAAGGGTTATTTGGAGAAGAAGATGGTGGAAGCAGGGATGCAGGAAGCACAGGCGAAAGAGG